CTTTACAGTTACATTACCAAAAAAGATAGAAGAAATTAAGACTACATTAGGTGAATGGTTTACATCTATCAAAGATGGTATTTCTGATTTATTTAAAAAGATTAAAGACTTTTTTGTAATAACAATACCTACAAAATATTTAGAAGTAAAAACTATTGTAACAGATTGGTTTGATGGTGTCAAAGAAAATATTGCCAGTCTATTCACAAAGATTAAAGATTTCTTTGTAGTAACAATACCTACGAAGTATGAAGAAATTAAAACATCTCTTACAACTTGGTTTACCGACATGAAAGATAAAGTTGTCAGTATCTTTACAAGTGTAAAGACATTCTTTACTGAAACTATACCTACAAAAATACAAGAGATTAAAGATAGTATCACTACATGGTTTACAAACATCAAAGACGAAGTTGTTGGTTTGTTTACTAAAGTAAAAGACTTTGTAATGGTTACTATACCAGAAAAACTAAAAGATATGACAGATAGTATTGCTGAAAAAGTTACTTCTATCAAAGACCAAATTGTTGAGTTTGCAATGGCACCTTTTAGAAAGATTAAAGAGTTAATGCAAAACTTATTAGTAGGTATTTTAGAATCGGTTGAAGGTTTACCTTTTATTGGCGATAAAGCAAAGGCATTAAAGAATAGTATTTTAGGAAAACCTAGTGAAACAGATGTTGCAGCTATGGATTCTATGGTGACAACAACGACAGATGAGAGTGGTAATATAGTTAAAACCATGGTAACACCACAAGTAAATGAAAAGGGTGAGGTTTTAGACCCTAAGACAGGCGAACTATTAAAAATTGATAGTGAAGATTCAGCCGCTGTTATGGCAGCTGAACTTACAAAAGGCACAAGTGGTAACTTTGAGTCAGTAGAAGATGATGGTGGTTTTTTTGGTCGCAGTTTTTACAAACTTAGAAAAACAGGTGAAAAACCTATAACTGAATCACAAACTACTACATCTACTTTTCAAACACCTGAAACAAATGATAATATTAGTGTCGACCCTAAAACAAATGGTAAGAGTTTAAATAAAGAGGGTGCTGATTATGCGGCTGCTCAAGGTTCAGGTGGTGGTACAGCAATGATACAAGGTGGCAATACTCAAAATGTCAGCAATAGTGCTGTTACGCAAAACTATATTACCGAAGATACAACATCAGGTGACCAAAGTTTTAAAAACGCAATTGCTTAATAGATACCCAATTCTTTCTCAGTAAATATTTTGAACTCCATATTTTGGTCTTCACAATATTGTTTAGCCGCCTTCCATTTTGAAACATTGCGTATGTATTCTAAACTTTCACGCATAAATGCTTTAGTTTTCTTTGAAGGTGGTTTTGGTGGTTTACATTGCTTGGCAGGTTTAATCTCAATCATAAACTTTTTGCCTTGCTTAGTTTTAATTAGAAAGTCAGGATAATATCTATGAACTTTATTGTCGATAGGACTAATATATGGTATAGCCAATTCTTCACTAGCCCAATAGATTATATCATCATTCTTGTCGCAGTATACCATAAATCTACGCTCCCAATTAGAACGATATACAATTCTACTAGGGTCGCCAGCGTATTTCTTAGGGTTGGAGGGTTTGTAAATTCCTTTATAACTCATCTCATTTTTCCATATAAATATTACCAAACAGGTAAAGGTATTTAGTACACATGGCATCAATCAAATTAGGACAGTTATTAGGTCAAGCACAAAGTTTTTTGGGTTTTGGTGGTAGCACACTACAGAATCCTAAAGCTATGGCATCTGATTTACTTAATTCAAATCCATTAGAAGTACCAGCAAATAAAGAACCTATATCACATATGCGTAAAGACCCTTTAGGTTTTGCTAATTTATATTATCCAAAAGATTTAGGCGAACAAAGTGGTCAAGGGCACTATATGATATTTTATTCAATATCCACAGACCATTCAAAAATTGGTGACCAAGCATTTAATAATAGTTTGGGTGCAAAGGTCACAGGCGGACAAGATTTAGATACAGGTGAATTTAGTTACAATGTAAAAACTTTAAAATCAAAGTCAGAAAAAGGCAATACACAATTAGCTAAACCTTTGAGAAATACTGTTGGAACAGGTAGTATGGCAACACACAATAGTGTAACTGGTGCTGTTGCATTGTATATGCCTCCAGGAATTAAGGTAGAATATAGTGTTGAAAATGGTGCTACTGATTTAGGTATATCAGGTATGGGTGTAAATGCCATTAAAAAAGTTGTTGACGCACAAGGTACTGAAGCTGCTATTGAAGCATTTTTAGAAGGCACAGGTTCTTTTTCAGTTGAAGGAGCAAAAAGAGCAGGTATAGCATTTGGTGAAGCAGTTGGTTTAGGTGATATATCAGGTGCATTTTCAAAAGTAACAGGTACAGCAATGAATCCTTTTAGTGAGGTTGTTTTTGAAAGAGTAAATCATAGAAGTTTTAATTATACATTTAGTTTAATTGCTAGAAATAAACAAGAAGTTATGGATATTGATAAGATTATTAAGTTTTTCAAATACCATATGCACCCCGAATTAGAGATGAGTGGTATTACAGCAGGCAGATATTTTAGAGTGCCTTCAGAATTTGAAATCTTTTACGCATACAACGATATTGTAAATGAATATATGAACAAAATTAGCAGATGTGTATTAACTAATGTAAGTGTAGATTATGGCGGTGACCAATTTAGTACATTTAGAAGATTTGATAGTACAGGAGCTGCACCTGTCAATATAACAATGTCATTATCATTCGGTGAAACAGAAATTATGACTAAAGAACGAATTTTACAAGGTTATTAAGATGTCAAAATATTTTACAACATTTCCAAAAATATTATATGATATTAATAATTCAGGTAATCAAAAACTGGTAACAGATGTTTTTAGAAGAATTAAAGTAAGAGAACAATTAAAAACAAATGCAGCTTTATTCGCAACTTATGATGTGCAAAATGGTGAAACTCCTGAAATAGTATCTTATAAACATTTTGGTACTACTGATTATTTTTGGATTATTTGTTTGATGAATGACATCACAGATAGATTTTATGACTGGCCATTATCAGATACGGCATTTGAAGCCTATGTAAAAGACAAGTACACAAATCCAGGCGCAGTACATCATTATGAAAAAACACAAACAAGTGGTCCTCAGACAGGCAATGGACCAGATGATTATTCACACAAAATAGAGGTTAACAGTACGGATCCTGATGCACAATCAGTATCTAATTATGAATATGAACTAAGATTACAAGATAAAAAAAGACAAATCAAATTGTTAGACCCCTCTTTCTTAGGTCTATTCTTGCAAGAATTTGAAAAGTTAGTAAGAAGATAATGGCATGGATTCAAATAGTAAGAATAATATAAAATTTGCAGGTGAATTTAGAATTGATGTAGCTAATATCATATCGTATCGTAGCTCTGATGCTGATGCTAGTAAAGCATTTAGATATAATATTAGACCACAATTACTTTCATTCTCAATCATAGAAGATTTATCTCTACCCTCATTGACTGGCGAACTGTACATTGCAGATGCACAGGATATTCGTACAGCATTGCCTTTAACAGGTATGGAGAGATTAGAACTTAAATTCTATAATCCAGGCACCGACCTTACAATCAGTACAACCGAGGAAGATGGTGACCCTTTATACATCTATAAAATAGAAAAGATTAGACAAAGTGGTGGTACAGGTAGACAACAAGTATATAAACTATTCTTTACAAGTAGAGAAGTATATAGAAATATGACAAGACGAATTAGTCGTGCCTTTGCAGGACCTATTGAGAATGCCGTATATCAAATCGTAAAAGATAAAAAATACTTAGACAGTCGTAAGAACTTAATTATTGAAGAAACATCCACCAATGCCAAATATGTCATACCTAATTTGCGACCATTAAAAGCAATAGATTTTCTAGCTGCAAGTGCAGTTTCTAAACGATACGCAAATGCAGGTTATCTATTCTATGAAACAACTCAAGCATATCACTTTAGAAGTTTTGAATCACTATTAGCAATAGGTGGTTCTACAGCAAGAACAGTAAAAGAGAAATATGATATACAACCAGCCGCTGTAAGAGAAGGTGGTAATAAGAACATAGAAAAGGATTTGCGTACTGTTGAATCATACTCATTTGAGGATAGTGTGAATATGATTGAACAGTTAGAAAATGGTCTATATGCAAACAGATTGGTCACAAATGATATTTACAATAAAAGAATAGAATCATTTAATTTTGATTACCACGATAGTTTTGGTGATTTCTTTCATACAGAACACTTTGATGGTGAAAAGGCAAAGGCAAAATACTTATGGCCTGATACTATGTTTGATATAACTGAAAAAAGAATTAGTGAACACTATGACACAAAATTATTGCATTATGTACAAACAGCAAAGACGCATAATGATTATGAGTTTGTACCTTGTAAAAATACTGTACAGAAAAGACTATCACAAAGAGAACAAATGGCAAACTTTCATCTAGTAATGACAGTACCAGGTCAAGTACGATTAAACGCAGGTGATTTAATATCATTTAGTTTACCAAAACAAGCACCTATACGAAGTGACGAAAAAATGGAGTTAAACCCTTATTATAGTGGTCGTTATTTAATATTACAATTAAGACACGAATTTGATGTACAGAATCAAAAGCATATGATGACTATGAGATGCGTAAAAGACGCAGCTAAGACAGAATTACCATACGAACACGAAAATTTAATTACATTAAGAGAAAAGAATAAGGTACTTGAAACTACTGTACAAGACTTAGACAACTCAGAAATTATGGGAGGCTAAGAGATTTCCGACGCTTCCGGACAAAGGGATAACTATGATAACAACCATACTATTTGTACTCATAATCGCTGGCCTGTTAATATGGGCTGAGTGGTTAAAACACCAACTGAGAAGGAAATAACAATGAACATAAACGAAAAAGATTATAATATAGATAAGGTGACCGTAAATGGCATAGATATAACACATGAATACTGTGGAACAAGTCAATGCTGTGGGGAGTGTGAGGGTGATACTCCTGTTCAGTTAGAGTTATTTGAAGAAAAAGAATATATCAACCCCTCAAAGATGGCGATTAGTCCGGAGTAATATATGATAGGTCAATTGATAGAATTTATAGAGATAAAGTCGAACTTGCGTAAAGACAAACTCAATAGGAACAAGGGTTTGTGCTGGCCTTGTCTATGGAATAAGACGAAGTATAGAGTGGCCTGTGTATTGCGTAAGATTGGAGTAAATGGCCATATAATGCGTATGGCTAGCGTATTAAAACGAAACATTTATCGAAAAAAAACAAATGATTACAGACAAAAATTTTAGCGGCCGTAACGGTTTTTATTGGTTTACTGGTGTCGTAGAAGACAGGCAAGACCCTCAGTATCTTGGCCGTGTTCGTGTTCGTTGTATCGGCCTTCATACAGATGACAAGGTAGAGTTACCTACAAGTGATTTACCTTGGTGTCAGGCCATTCTACCCACAACGGCGGCCGGTATTAGTGGACTAGGACAATCTCCTAGTTTTCTAGTTGAAGGCAGTTGGGTGTTTGGTTACTTTAGAGATGGTGAGAGTATGCAAGAGCCAGTTGTATTAGGTTCTATACCTGGCCGTCCATTTGAATTGGCCAATGTAAACAAGGGTTTCTATGACCCTAACGGAATTTACCCTAAGTACAAGAATGAAGTAGATACGAACAGATTAGCAGTTAATCTCAAGGAGGATGGCTCGGAGACCAATCCACACCTATCCCTTACACTACGAAGGTCTACACGAATAACTGGAGTGGCAACGGCAGACTTTAATCCTGTCACAGCGGCCGATGGCACAGATATGGCTGCGTCAGATGGTGACACATTTGACCAACCGAGTATACCTTATGCGGCCGTCTATCCATATAATCATGTGTTTGAAAGCGAATCAGGCCATATTATGGAATATGACGATACGAATGGTGCAGAAAGAATCCACCAACGCCATAAGACTGGCACCTCATACGAAATTCATCCAGACGGTACCAGAACCGATATAATCAAAGGCGGCCATTATACCTTTATTAAAGGCAAAAGTCAAGCATTAATTGAAGGTAATAAAGACATTACCATAAACGGCCGACATAAACTCTATATCAACAAAGACGGCGCATTAAATAACCACTATGATATACAGA